CACGAATCGACCCAGCAGCCCGCCGCCCGGTCCTCGACCCGCTCCTGGTTCACCACCACCCTCGACTCCCGCAAGGAGGAACACACCGCCTGGATCGGGATCGGGTCACGCCAGCATCCCGACGACGTGTACGGGTATCTGTTGGCCGACGACGAGTGGGAACACATTGTGGACACCGCTCACGATCCCACCTGCACCCTCGACCCCGAGAAACCTTCCCTGCATAAAACCTGCATGCTGTTCCCCCAGCTCCGCACCTACGGGTGGCTGGAAGGCAAGCGGAAATCCGCCGCGGCGCTCGGCCTCGAAGGCCACTTCGAGATGGTCTACCTCAACACCCCCCGCCCCGACGGGGAAGCCATCTTCCAGAAAGAACAGATCGAGCTGTGCTACAACCACAACCGGGGTATCGGGACCGGCGGCGTGACGGGGCTCCAACTCGTCGGGGGACTCGACCCGTCGGCCACCGGGTACCAGGCGGCCACCCTGATCGGCTGGTCGGCCGACGAACAGAAGCAGTACTTCTTGGATTTCGACAACCGGCTCGGCGGCGGCATCGAAGTGGCCTTCCGGCTGTTCAAGAAATGGTTGACCGACTACAACTGCCGGCAGTGGGTCATCGAGGAGAACGGGTTCCAGCGGGCCATCCGCCAAGACCCCCGCATCAAAGAATGGGCGTCCCGTCATGGGGTCCACCTCGAAGGTCACCAAACCCAAGGCCCCAACAAGCACGACCCCCTGTTCGGGGTCGGGGGGATGTCCCGGCTGTTCCGCGACCAGCTCATCGACCTCCCCTACGGAACGTCGGTAGCCCGGGCCAAAACCGACATGTATGTGCGGCAAGCCCTGGCCTTCACCGACAACCACCAGCGGGGCCGCAACTCCAAAACCGACCTGCTGATGTCGTCATGGTTCCCCCAGAAAGTGCTGCGGCGCTGGCAGAAAGAGTTCGAGGCGCACATGGCGGTTGACTACGAACCCTCCTTCGGGGGGGTCGGACCCTCTAACATCTCATCGACACCCTGGTAGGAGGCGCAAAACACCATGATGGACATACCGGAAGTGTTGGAACGGGTCGATCAGCTCCGACAGCTCAACGCCCCCTACCGGCCCGAACGAGCCCGCATCCGGTCCATTATGAACGGCGGCGCCGAAGGGCTCAAAGCCCTGCTGGGACCGAAAGCCGTCGAACAGCTCCAGACCGTTGACTTCCCGGTTGTCCACCTCTTGGACTCCGGCCTGACCCGGCTGGCGCAGCGGCTCGGCCGGGCCCCCGACCTCAAAGTCGAACCCCGCCAGGACCGCGAATCTGACCGGGAGAAAGACCGGGCGCAGAAACGCCAACGGATCGCCCAATCCTACGACCACAACTCCCGCCTCGAGCTCGACCTTCCCCAGGTGGCGCGCTGGCTGCCCGGGTACGGGTTCGCGGTGTGGGTCGTCACCGAACGGGCCGAAGGCCCCTACCGCTATCCGCACGCAGAACTACGCGACCCCTACGACTGCTACCCGGGAGCGTGGGGACCGAACCAGCAACCCGAAGAACTGGCCGTCGCCCGCTCCGTAGACCCGAAGAAGCTCGGACAGAAATACCCCGGGTTCAAGACCCGCTACGAAGGAGCCTCCAACCGGGTGGTCACCCCCAACTCGATGTGGGAACAGACCGGCAACGGAGTCGCGCTGGTCGAGTACTACGACAAATCCGGCACCTACCTTGTCGTTCCCGATTACCAGCAGGTACTCGACTTCGTTCCCAACCCGTTGGGATCCCCCCGCTTCGTGATCGCCAAACGGTTCAGCTTCGACCGGCTCTCCTCCCAGTACGCCCATGTGCTGGGCCTCATGTCGATGATGGCGAAGTTCAATGTGCTCGCCATGATCGTCGGTGAGGACTCGGCGTTCCGTGAAACCAACGTGTACGGGGAGATCGAATCCGGCCAGTACGAACGAGGCCGGTTCGCCACCAACTACTTCACGCCCGGCACCCGGGTCGAAAAACCCACCGTCGATCAGGCGTTCCAGGTGTTCCAGCAGCTCGACCGGCTCGAGCGGCAACTGCGGGTCGGGGCCAACTACTCCCAGATCGAAGATGCCCAATCCCCCACCGCCTGGGCCACCGGGCAAGGTATCGACCGGCTCATGGCCGGCGGCGACGCCAACATCGGCGAATACCAAACGTCGCTCCGCTATGCGCTCGAATCCCTCGACTCGAAACGGCTCGAATGGGATGAGGTCATGTACGGCAACCAACGCAAACCTCTCCTACTCAGCATCGGTGGGGAGTCGGTTTCCGAAACGTACACCCCGGCCGGGGACATCGCCGGGGACTACCGGACCCAACGCATCTACGGAGTCATGGCCGGATGGGACGAACCGGCCAAGATCGTCACCGGCCTCCAGCTCCTTCAGGGCCGAATCATCGACGTTGAAACGCTCCGAGAGAACCTTCACGGTATGGACAACAGCCCCAAGATCGCGGCGAGGGTGAGACGGGACGAGACAGAGCAACATCTCATCGACACGCTGAAACTCCGCGCCTCACCCTCGCCCGAGAACCCCCAAGGTGATCCGACCGCCACCCTGGCCCTGGTCGAAATCTACGAGAACCCCGACAAGATGAGCGAAATCCTCCGCAAGTTCTTCACCCCCCAGGAACCCCAGCTCGGCCAGGAAGAACAACAGTTCTTGGGTCAGCAACAGCAGAACCCCCTCGCGGCGCTGCTCGGTGGGGGAGGCGGGTCACCACCGCCGGTGTCCACCGTCCTGTCCCGCCTCGAAGGTTCCGGCGCGACCGAGGGCGGGGTCCAAACGGTCGGCAGACTCTAGAAGGAGTAGAACATGGCTCGTGGAGGGAAACGAACCCCGGCCAACCCGGCGCCCGTGTCGGGGCCGGGAGCCCTGTCGCGACGTACCGATGGGGGACCAAGCCAACCGATCCGCGTTCCCACCGGAGGGGCCTACGGGCAAGCGCAAGCGTTGGAGACGCAGCAAAAAGCCGCACCGCTGGCGGCCGGGCCGGCAAATCGCCCCGGGATGGCTACCCCGGCCGGTCCTGCTGCATCTCCAACCTCGGTGTTCGGCCCTACCCAACGTCCCGGTGAACCTCCCCTCACCGGGGCTGGTGTCCCCCAGAGCCAAGCGCGGCTGCTGCCCCCCGACCACAACGCCCTGCTGCGGGCCATCTACGCCCAGTACCCGCACCCTGACATCGCCCGACTGCTGGAGTACTCGGAGAACCCATGAGCAACTACAACTTCGGGTCGCCGTTCATCGAGAACATCCTGCTGCGCGAAATCAACCAGCGGCGCGACTCCTACGAAGCGTTGCGCGGGTATGTCTCCCCGTACCTGGCGGAACGGGCCACCCAGATCGCCCAGACGTACCCAAACCTGTCCGGCGGGATCGTCACCGGGTTGGCCCTTTCCGACACCGACCCGGCCGACCCGTCCGTCATGGACCTAGCTTTGGTGGCCGCCCAAGCCCAAAGCGAAGCTAGCGCGGCGCTGCGCGGCACCGACACCCAGTTGGGGTACACCGTCCCCGCCGAAGCGGGTAAGGACAACCCGCTCAAAGCCGCCGTTCGTAACCTGTTCCTGGGCTGGGATATGTTCTGGCAGGAAGCCCTCCAGCGTCCCCTTCGGGCGGCCGTCAAGAACTACCAGGAAGGGCGACCCTGGTACGAGGTGGCCTTCTCCCCCTTCTTCCCCAACGCCCCCGGGTACAAGGAGTCGGGCATCTCCAATGCCGCTTTCGCTATCGAAGCGCGCAAGCAAGGCCAGAAAGTCAACCTCGGCACCGGGTTCTTCGCCAAATCGACGCTGGCCCCCGAAACCGAACGGGCGCTTGCCCAGGGTGCCGACATCATCACGGCCTCCGCTAACCCCGCCCAGCAGGCGCTCGGCGCTCCCATCACCCACATCACCGACGCCAAGAAGCAACAAGTCCAGATCAAGGCCGGACCGACCAGCAACGAAACGTACGCGGTGACCCCCGGGAGGCTCATCGCGTCCCAGTTCGTCAACGAAAGCGAGTCGCAGAGAAACTGGTTCTCGGGCATACTCGACTTCGGAGCGAACATCGTCCTCGACCCCGCCAACGTCCTCACCGGGGGGATCGCCAACGCTCGCAAGGCCAACAAGGCGCTGGTGGGTGTTGCCGGGCAGACCAAGCGAGGGTGGGGGTTCCTTGCCCACGAAACCGCCGACTACTTCCAGTCGCCACTCGGGCAGAAAATCATCGGTGACCTGGCTGAGAACACCGACTTTATGCGGACCCACGACATACTACGTCACACTCAGAAAGGCACCCCGCCCGGGACCGGGCAGCTCGCCTCCTACCTGACCAAAGAAACCGACCCCCAGGCCATCCAGCGAGCCTTGATGGCTTTCGGGACCGGGGAAGGGAAATCCAACTTCCTGCGGTACACGCTTGGACCCCAATCGCTGCTGGGGCGGATGACCGGCCGGGGCGGGGCACCCATCTCCGAGGCGATCGGGACGGCCATCGCCGGGGGGAACCGGGCGGTCGGCCGGCAAGGAGCCAAGTTCTCGCTGGCCTACCAACTCAAAGGCACCCTCCTCGGGCGGTGGGCGGCGCAGGGCGGTGCCAAGTTCATCGACATCAACAATGCCGACAATGCCATCACCGAGCTGGCCGAGTGGATGAAGATCGCCAAGTTCGATCCCGAGCGCATCTCCCACTACATGGGCCGTCTCGCCGAAGCCACCGACGGACGGTACGAAACGTCGTTTGCGGTAGTCACTGACATGGTGGGCGAACTGTCCGAACGGCTGATTGCGTCCGGTCTGCCCGAAGCGCCGGTACGGAAGTTCCAGAACATCTTCAACGACATGAACGAGATGCGGAACTACTGGCGGAACGCCGCCGACCAGGCCCAGTTCTTCCCCGGCGCCCGGTTCAAGTTCCTCAGAAACGGTGAAGTCCAGTACGTCGATTCGGCGCACCTGTGGCAAGAGTTCCTGCACCGGGCCATCCCGCTTCCCGACATCCGCCATGTCCGCAAAGCGATCCGGCGGGCCGGTATCAACGACATTTCCGACCGTTTCGGACGGGTCATCAACCGCAACATCGACGGGTGGGAGGACTTTGGGCCGGGGGTCATCGAGATGATCGCCGACACCTACATGCAGAAGGTGTGGAAACCGTTGGTGCTGCTGCGGGTGGCCTGGCCGGTCCGGGTGGTTGGGGAAGAACAGATCAGGATGGCCGCCGCCGGGATGACCTCGATGGTCAGTCACCCCATCCAGGCCATCGCCTGGACGTTCGCCAAACGCTCCGGCGCTT